AATCGATGATAGTGAAAGACAAAAATTATTTAAGAAGGCTTTTGGTTATTTTGATGACGGTGTATATCAGATGATGACCAATAAGTTTAAAAAGTTATTTGAAGAATTTAAATTAACAGTTGATTTAATTGAAGAGTTTTTACTAGATATAGACATTACTAAAATTATACAAGAGGCATCAACAAACGCAGCATCATCAACAGCACGAGGAGTTATGAGCGGTAGTCCACCAGATGATGGCCCAGGAACTTTTTACAGAGATTATGCAGACTATTATAGAATTTCTAACAATGCATTACCTGCTTTTATGAAAAAAACTGGTTGGAATGTATTAAGTTTTATATTAAGTGATAAAGTTAAAGATAGACATGATCCTGAATTTGATCCTAGTATAATTGACAATCCAATATCAGCTGGTGTTTTTGGTAGAGCTGGTTCAATACCAGGTGCTAAAGGAGCAGAACAAAAATATAAAGAAAGATTGATGAGTATTACAGAACCATTAGGTTGGGAGCTTGTAAAATGGATGGGATTAGATGGTAAAGCTCTTAAAATATCACAGAAACCATCAGCTGAATATGGTAAAGGACAAACTTCATGGTCTGCAAAAGGAACTAAGGGTAAAGTAGGTAAATTAAAAAAGAGAAAATTTAATAATAAAATAAAAGAAAGTGTTAATTTGTTAGTAGAGGGTGGAGCTTATGGACATCTGAATCATCCGTTTGACGATAAAAATCTTACATTTTCAGATTTTAAGACACTAATTATTAATACATTACAAGGAAATCTTGATAGCGAAGGAGTGGTTACAGAAAAAACAGATGGACAGAATATAATGATAAGTTGGAAAAATAATAAACTTATTGCTGCTCGTAATAAAGGACATATTAAAAATCATGGAGCAAATGCTTTAGATTTAAGTGGAATAAAAAATATGTTTGCAGGCAGGGGAGATTTAGAGGTTGCATTTGTAGAAGCAATATCTGATTTACAAAAAGCTATCAAGCGTTTAAATAAAAAACAAAGAGATAAGATATTTGCAGAGGGTAAAAAATTTATGTCGTTAGAGGTTATTTATCCAAAGACAGCAAATGTAATACCATATGATAGGTCATTATTACAATTTCATGGTACGATAGAATATGATTCAGCTGGTTCTCCTATTGGAGAGGATAGAGGAAGTGCACGTGTGTTGGCTGGTATGATAAAACAGATAAATCAAAACATACAAAAAACATATAGTATTACTAAACCATTTGTAACAAATTTACCTAGAGTCAAAGATTTTTCTCGAAAACAATCGTATTTTTTAAATAAACTATCTAAATTACAAAAAAGATATGATATGAAAGATACAGATACACTAGCAGATTATCACCAAGCTTATTGGATGGAATTTATTAACAATGGAGCTAGGAACACAGATTATCCAAATCCATCTAATGATATCATGATGAGATTAACGAAGCGTTGGGCTTTCTTTGATAAGTCTTATAGGATACCTGATATTAAAAAAGATTTGAGTGAATATCCAAAATTTTTAGATTGGGTTTTGACTACTGATAAAATAGACCATGCAAGGTTACAAAAACAACATATCAGAGATTGGGAAGTATTATTTTTTGAATTAGGTGCTGAGATTTTATTAAATTTAAATGATTTTATTGCAGCTAATCCTAGTAATGCTGCCCAACAAATTAAGAAAGATTTGACTAAGGCTATAAACCAAGTAAAAAAATCTAAAGACCCTAAAGTATTAACTACTTTAAAAACTCAATTGGATAGATTAAATGCTATCGGTGGGTTAAAAGCTGTTGTACCAAGTGAAGGAATCACCTTTGTATATAAGGGAAAATTATATAAATATACTGGTGCTTTTGCACCGGCTAATCAAATACTAGGAATGTTAAAATTCGTATAGGAGTAAGTATGAGTGGGTATAGTAAAGACGCAGTAAGACAAAACAAAGCATTACAAGATATACTAGAGGGTGGTACACCAGATAGTAGAATATTTGTAGCTAATGCCGATCCAAAATTTCAAAAAAAACTAAAAGCAGAAAAAGATGCTGATAGGAAAAGAATAGAAGAGAAATTTGAAGCTACCAAAGGAGCTAGGATGCCATGGTTCTGTCCAAAGTGTGATAAGATAATGAAAAAACGATTGGATAATAAAATGTGGATTTTACACAACAACTGTTTTGATTGTCAATTGAAAATTGAAAACAAAATGAGAATGGATGGAACTTATAATGAATGGGAAAAGAAAAAAGTCCAGGCTAATATACTCTCATGGGTAAAAGAACAAAAAGAATCAATTATAGAATTTAAAAAACAAAAAACTCCTGAGTTCTACCAACAACTTAGACCAGATGGTTACTCGGTTGATAAGGAAAAATGGAGTTTAAATGAAGATAAAATTATAGAACAAGCGGATGAGGCGTTAGAACATCTTCAAAAAATAGAAGATTCTTTAAAATAGTATATTTATATATAGGATATTAACAATGATTTTAGACGAACACATATACGCGGTGTATGGTAAGGATTTAAAAAACTTTATGTATTTACTAAGTAAATTAAAAAGTATAGCAATCAGATTTTCAGAAATGAATGAACTTGATATTAAGGAAACTTCAAGAGAGTATGATGATTTTATAAGTGATCTATTGAATGCTCCAATTTTTAAAAATGTAAATATTTTAGATTTAGAAAGAGAATTTTCTTTCTATGAATTATTAAAAAGTGCCGAAATAAGTAAAAATGGGAGAAATTAAATGGCAACAATAACACATGGTAGTAATAAAAGAACTGATGTATCTAGTAGGTCAACACCAAAGTTTAAGGAAGATGCAAAATTTAGTAAAGTTCATACTGTGACCATAGCTGCATCTGGTGGTATAACATATTTAACTGGTTCCTTAGCTGGGCCTAGTGGATTTATCATCAAGACAGCAGGTCAAGGAGTATTGACTGCAACAGATGGTGGAGATTTAACTGCATCCGATCTAACAGCTAAAGAATTATATGAAATAGGATTAAAAGAAATTAGTGGTAGTTGCACGGTAAATGTAGTATACTAATATGGATCGAAATCAAAACGGACAATTAAAAGATGTAATAAAAAAAGAGTACATAAAAAGTGCTTCTGATCCTATTTACTTCTTGAAAAAATATTGTTTCATACAACATCCAATGAAAGGTAAGATACCATTTCACTTGTATGATTTTCAAGAAAAGACAATAGAAGATTTTATGCAACATCGTTTTAATGTTATTTTGAAAGCACGACAACTTGGTATATCCACAATTACCGCTGGGTATTCTTTATGGATGATGACATTTCACCAAGATAAAAATATTTTAGTTATAGCCACAAAACAAGAAACAGCAAAAAATCTCGTAACTAAAGTTCGAGTGATGCATGCAAATCTCCCTAGTTGGTTAAAACAAAAATGTACAGAAGATAATAAACTAAGTTTGAGTTATAAAAATGGTTCACAGATTAAAGCAGTGTCTAGTGGTGAGGACGCAGGTCGTTCTGAAGCACTATCTCTATTAGTTCTTGATGAAGCTGCATTCATTGATAGGATAGATACAATATGGGCAGCTGCCTCACAGACGTTATCAACTGGTGGTCAATGTATTGCACTTTCCACACCAAATGGTGTTGGTAATTGGTTTCATAGAACTTGGATGGATGCAGAAGATGGTTTAAATGATTTTAATTTTATTAAATTATTTTGGGATTTACATCCAGATAGAGGTCAAGAGTGGAGAGATGAACAAGATAAATTACTTGGGCCTACATTAGCTGCTCAAGAATGTGATTGTGACTTCATCACGTCTGGTCAATCTGTTGTTGATGGTGTTATATTAGAGGAGTATAGAACTAAACACGTAAAAGACCCAATTGAAAAACGAGGTGTTGATAGTAATATTTGGATATGGGAGCCACCAAATTATACAAAGGATTATATAGTATGTGCTGATGTTAGTCGTGGAGATTCAACAGACTATTCAGCTTTTCATATCATAGAAATAGAAAGTCTTGAGCAGGTAGCAGAATACAAGGGTAGATTGTCCACGAGAGACTATGGAAATCTATTAACAAATATTTCAATCGAATACAACAATGCCTTACTAGTTATAGAGAACAACAATATTGGTTGGGCTGCTATACAGCAAGTCATTGATAGGAATTATGAAAATTTATTTTACATGAGTAAGGATTTACAAATAGTTGATACTCAAAAACACATAAATAATAAAATTAATAGAACTGAAAAACAATTAGTACCTGGATTTACTGTAACACAAAAAACAAGACCATTAATTGTAGCTAAATTAGAAGAATTTTTTAGAGAAAAATCCGTGATGGTTCGTTCAAATAGGTTAATTGATGAACTTTTTGTATTTATATATAACAATAACAGAGCAGAAGCAATGAGAGGGTATAATGATGACTTGGTAATGGCTTACGCTATGGGATTGTGGATACGAGAGACTGCTTTACGGTTAAGAGCTGAGGGTATAGAATTACAAAAAAAGGCTATGGGTGGTATAACTTCAAATCAAGGTGTTTATATACCAAAAAACAATCAAAATGGTGAATGGACTTGGGAAATAGGAAAAGAAAAGGAATCATTGGAATGGTTAATTTAATAACAAGAGGACAAAATGGCTGATACAAGTTTAAAATCAAGATTATTAAGACTTTTTTCTACAAATGTAATTGTAAGAAATGTCGGAGGTAAAAAATTAAAAGTAGCCGATACAAGTCGTATACAATCTATTGCAAAAAGCAATCTAGTGGATAGATATCAAAAAATATTTACTGGAGTTGGAATGAGTGGTTATTCCGACGCATTACTTGCAAAATCTATGAGGTTAAATCTATTTAAAGACTACGAGACAATGGATAGTGATGCTATAATATCAAGTGCACTTGATATATACGCAGATGAATCAACCATGAAATCAGAATATGGTGAAGTTTTAGAAATAAAAACTGATAATAATCAAGTAAAGGATATTCTACATAATTTATTTTATGATATTATAAATATAGAATTCAATCTATGGCCTTGGGTACGGAATATGTGTAAATATGGTGATTTCTTTTTAAAATTAGAAATAAATGAAAAATATGGTGTCACCAATGTAATTCCATTGCCAGTTTATGATGTTTCTCGAATAGAGGGTTTAGACCCTGAAAATCCAGAATATGTAAAATATCTTTTAGAATATACAACTACTGGAGAACAAGCAAGGTATAAAGGTAATCAATCCGCTACAAAAGAAGAATTGGAAAACTATGAAGTTGCACATTTCAGACTATTATCAGATTCTAACTATCTACCATATGGAAAATCACAAGTTGAAGGTGCTCGTAAGATTTTTAAACAATTAACTCTTATGGAGGATGCTATGTTAATTCATAGAATCATGAGAGCACCAGAAAAAAGAATATTTAAATTAGATATTGGTAACATACCACCAGCTGAAGTTGATAACTACATGCAACAAGTAATCAATAAGATGAAGAAAGCTCCAGTAGTAGATGAAGCTACTGGTGATTACAATCTAAAATACAATATGCAGAACATAACAGAGGATTTTTTCCTACCAGTCAGGGGTGGTGAT